GGTCGGCTTGGAGGAATCCCTCGCATCTTGCTGGGAGGGACACTGACAAATCCCTGCCTCATGGAGGAAAGCGAGGGGGATGAGTGATGCCGCCGAAAAGACGTAAATTTCAGAGACCACTCGGCGAACGGCGCTATCGAAAACTGTTCGTCCTCGCGGTTGAAGGCGTCAAGACCGAGCCACAGTATTTCGCCATTTTCAACGATCAACATTCGGTGATCCGAGTGAATTGCTTGAAAGGCAATCATGACAGCTCGCCGCTACAGGTCTTGAAGCGCATGGAAGACCACCTCAAGCAGGAAGCACTGAGAGCCTCGGATGAGGCATGGCTGGTGGTGGACAAGGACCAGTGGACCGATGAGCAGTTGGCCCAGCTTCACGCATGGTCGCTGGGGCATGACAATTACGGATTTGCCCTCAGTAATCCCAAATTCGAGTATTGGCTGCTACTCCACTTTGAAGACGGCACAGCTATCGGTTCGTCACGTGAGTGTTCCGACCGATTAAAGCGACATCTACCCGATTACGACAAGGGCATCGATGTTCGCAAAATAACGCGGGACAGGATCGACGACGCTATCCGCCGCGCCAGAGTTCGAAACAATCCTCCCTGCGTCGACTGGCCACGTGCCCTTGGTGGCACGACGGTCTACAATTTGGTCGAAAACATCCTCCAAGCCTGAGCTGAAACTAGCTCAACATCGAATTATCAAGGACGCTCTCGGGCGTCCTTTTCTGTTTCTGCGGTGGTGCGGTGGCAGGCTGAAGCCTTTGCGGTGGATGACCACCGCACGCCAAACCCTTGCCAGATAAGGCTTTCATGCCATTTGCGGTGGTTGCGGTGGTAATTCCAGAGGTCTTACCCCCTATGGGCAAAAAATATTACCAAGTCACCCCTCCGACAACAGGGCAACGTAAAAAAACGATGCCAGCGCGAGAGACATTCCCAGAATACCACCGCAACCACCGCACTCTCTCTTCTCTTTCTTTATAACTATCTAAAAACAAAGAACTAAAAACCTTAAATAACCTGCGGTTGGAGGGCGAAATTTACCACCGCACGACAACCGCAACCACCGCAGATATCCACCGCAGCAGGTGGTCACCGACGGTTTCAGGCCCGATCCGGTAAGTAACGGGAAAAGCGATTAACCCGTATTTCTGGAGCCTGAAGCCATGAGCCTTCTAAAAACCATGATCAAACACACCGGCGGTGGGCAGGAAGCCACGGCTGGAGGTGAGCCCGCACCGTCTTTACCACCGCAACCACCGCAGCCCGCCATCTATATCTCCACCGGCCTCGACGTCCACGAGATCGAGAACGCCCGCGACTGGTCCGAGGACAGGGAGATCGACGGCACGCTGTGTCGCCGACTGTCGCCTGAATACTTTGCATGGCTACGTTCCCGCATGGTCACCGCCCAAGCCGCGCACAAGGCCGGAAAGCTCCCCGAGGATGCCTGGAACACGCTGCGGCAGCGATTCAACACCTTGCAGGAGCTGGCCATCCGGGAGTTCGGCAAGGAAAGCCTGCAGGAGGTTCTGCATTCCTTTTCCCCGAAGAACTACCGGCCACCCGCGCTTCGTCCCGAGCTCCAGGAGAAACCCGTCGAAGTTCCCAGAAAGGACTGGATTTATCCCGGGAACCAAGCTTGGAAATGTAAGCAGCCGGTGACTTCCCAGGCTGTCGCCAAGGTCGACGCCATCCGTGAGGTGGCCATGGCCAAGGGCTGGTCCGAGGCACGCCTCTATCAGAACCAGGGCCGGTTTCGGTTTCCCTGCGGCGAGGACTACGGCCTGGTCTGTTTCGTCGATGGCGACCAGGAGATTGACGAAGTCACCGAGCATTTTATCGAAATTATCCACGGACCAAACTCCGGACGTCCCAGCACGCTGCGCTTCTTCAACCCGGACGTGCCCCAGCCGTGGATGAAGAAAATGGAGGATTGAGCTGTGAAGAAAAAGAAACGCTACGCCAACGCCAAGGATGTCTTGCCCGAGGAACTCTTTGAGCAGATCCAGAAGCACTACACCGGGATTCTCTGGATTCCCGCGCCCAGCCGTTTTTACCAGGAGCGCCGCGCTCTGGTGCTGGCCCTTCATCTGCAAGGCATTAGCAGTCAGGAGATTTCCAACCTCGCGGGAGTGACCACCCGCCGGGTCAATCAGATTATCGCGGCCGAGCGAAAACAGGATCAGACCCGACAGATGGACGCCGTTTCCGGTATGTAACCGCAGAACCGGCTGGAGCGTGTTTGGAGGCTAAATCGGTCTCCCGCCCGCCATCCCGGCATAAAAGAACAAACATTGGCAGGAAATTGATGTGACTTTGAGCAAACCTGACAAAGAGACAATGGACCGCTGGCACCGCAACGAGGGCAAGACAGAACCGCCCCGGCGCGGCCCTGGTGCGCCTGAAGGCAACCAAAACCGCCTGCGTCACGGCATCTTTGCCGACCGCTGCCTGACCCCGGAAGAGAAGGTCATGTTCGATGTGATCATCGAGCGTCTCAACCAAGACTTTGTGTTCAACAAGTCCAGCGACTTCCTGCAGGTCGAGCTGGTGGGCGTCTACTCGGTGAAGCTGGTCCGCGCCCAGATCGAAGGGAATACCCAGGCGGCTGAAAGTCTCGACCGCATGATCCGCTGTCACATGAAGGATCTCAAGACCACCAAGATCGCCCGCGAGGGTGAGGAGCCGCAAGGTCCACAGACCTCTCCGGCGGAATGGGCGGCGGCGCTGCTCGAGAAGGTGGCCGAGGCCGCCAACACCACGGCCGCGAAGACCTCCAGCCGCAAGAAACGCGGAAAGAATTGCGGATAACACCATGGAGGGCTTTTCCGATGACCACGGCACACGGCGACTTGCGGCAGACAGCTTCACCAGGAATTGCGGATAAGACGTGTTCCTTGCACTTTCAGAATCGGCGTTCCCCAGCCGCCGATCATCATTACCACTTCTCACTATCCTCCAGCAGCTATCAATATCCGCTTGGCATGTGTGCGCATAAGCCGAGCCGCATAAGCCAAGCAGATATTACCATGTGTGTTCCGCGCCCGGAGCGCACAAGCCAAGCAGTTATTGGCATACGCAGCCGACAGACGCCGAAGGAGAAATTCCGGTCAATCGAAATTTCCCGACCCGCATGGCAGGATGCACCCCACTGTCATGATCATTCATCATCGGCGGATGTGTTCTTCTGCGGACACTGTCATTCACTGTCTTCGACACTGTCTCGCCCAACGAAAACAGGAGCAGCCAAGGCCGCTCCCATCATCGATTGCGAAAAGATCAGAGGCGTTCGAGGGCTTCCTCGAGCTGGCCGTCCACGAGGTGGGTGTAGATCTGGGTGGTTGACACGTCCCGGTGCCCCAAGGCCCGCTGCACCACGAGCAGGTCGTTGGTCGCGCTGTAGAGGTGGGTGGCGAAAGTGTGCCGCATGCCGTGCGGCGTCAGTTCCTTTTCGATCCCGGCTTTCAGCAGCCAGTGGGCGAGCCGGTTGGCGATCTGCCGCTGGCAGAGTCTGCTGTCCCGGTTCGACAGGAACAGGGCTTCCATTTCCGGGCGGCCGCGTCGACGGCGCTCGGACAGGTAGCGGCGCAGCAACGTGCGGAGGTCGGTCTTGATGAACTTGACCTGCGGCACATTCCCCTTGGCCCACACCCGCAGATGCTTGGCGTCAAGGTCGATGTCATCCATGTCGAGCGCGGCCAGCTCGCCAAGCCTGATCCCGGTGCCAAGGAGCACCTCGATCATGGCGCGGTCGCGCAGCGCGGAGAAGTCGGTCCAACCCTTGAGCTCCTTGAGCAGACGTTTCTTTTCGGTGGCGGTCAGGAACACCGGCAGCTTACTTGGCAGCCGATGCATGCGGATTGACCGGGCCGGATTGTCATCGACTACGCCCGCTTCGACGGCCCAGGCGAAGAAGGACCGCACGGCCGCCTTCATGCGATGGAGCGAAGCGGCTGAGCGCGGACCTCTTTCACAGTCAGCCACCGCCTCGGAGGAGAACACCTGGTCGAAGAGCCCGGGCGTAATCTCCCTGCAGATAATCCCGGGAGCCAGCTTCTCCGCCACACGGGCCAACAGGGCAAGATCCCTGCGGTATGCGGCTATGGTCGCTGGGGAGCGTCCTTCGGCCGACAGGCGGGCACAGAACGCCTCTGTCGCGCCCGCCAGATCGAGGTCAGCCGTTCGATTGCTCATCGCTGGACTCCTTCACCCGGCTGTGGCCCATGGGCGTGCTTTTGGGCAGCGGCAACTCCTCGATGCGACCCGACTCCTTGGCCCAGACCATCATCATGCGGAACACCCGGACAGTCTTGGCGACGGTGCGCTCGGCCCGCTCCTTGCCGTCGGGGAGTTTGAGCAGCAGGTCGGACTTGTAGAACTTGCCGACCTGGGGAAGCCGGATCTCGGCGAGCTGGCGATCCGCGCCGAAGAAGGCCTCAACCACGTCGAGGTCCTTCCGGTAGGTGTAGAGGGTCCGCTCTTTCTTTCCGGATTCCCGCAAGTGGCCGATGAAGGCCTCGGCGGTCTGATGAACGGTGCAGTCACTCATGTCTATGTCTCCTTTCAGGGTGGCCCGGCGTGTTCAGGACAGGAACTCGTCCAGCTCCCGCAGCAGCTCCTCGACGTGGCCGAGGGAGCCGACGCTCGCCCAGGTGATGTCCGGCTGCTTCGCGTCCGCTTCGAGCTTGCCGCGAATGCCGTCGATCAGCCGGGCGATGCTCTCCTGTTTTTCTCGGTACGCCTTGAGTGCCTGCTGGCGGTTTCTGTCGTAGGTCATGGCCTGCCTCCGGTTCCGGTTTTCGTGGATGCGGGACCATCCCGCGTCACATCCAATGACGCTTCTATTTCGTTGGAAATCAAGTGTTTGCAGAGATCTTTCTGCATATGCCCCAAACCCATAACCCAAAGGAGATCAACATGTTGAAGAAGTTTCTCGAATGGACCATCCCGCTGGTCGCATCCTCGGCAATGCCTTGAGGATGGGATTGCACTGATGGCAGTAACCGACAAGGAGCGCAAACTCGCGGCGACCCTGAGCGATCCCGTGTTGTGGGGGCAAGCCTACCTCTACAACCGGGATGGCTCAGGCCGCGACTACTGGCCGCATCAGGTGGAGGACCTGCGCTGTCTGGCCAGGAACATCATTCACCTCGACGGCCGGGACGTGGGCAAGTCCATTGTGCTCTCGACCGACGCGCTCCATTACGCCTTCACCACCCGGGGTGGCCAGGGCCTGATAGCGGCCCCGCACCAGGGGCACCTCGACAGCATTATCGAGGAGATCGAGTACCAGCTCGACACCAACCCGGATCTGATGAACAGCATCGCCCTGACCAAGTACGGCAAGCCCAAGATCAACCGCAAACCCTACTTCCGGCTGGAGTTCACCAATGGCTCGGTGCTCTATTTCCGTCCGGCTGGGGCCTATGGTGATTCCTTTCGGTCTCTGCATGTGGGCCGCGTCTGGGTCGATGAGGGAGCTTGGCTGACGGAGCGGGCCTGGAAGGCGCTGCGCCAGTGCCTCAAGACGGGGGGAATTCTGCGCATCTACTCCACGCCCAACGGCCTGCGCGACACCACCTACTACCGGCTCACCTCGTCCGACCAGTTCCATGTGTTCCGCTGGCCGTCCTGGCTCAATCCGCTCTGGACCGAGGACCGCGAGTCTGAACTGCTGGAATTCTATGGCGGCCGGGACAGCTCCGGCTGGCAGCACGAGGTGGCCGGTGAACACGGCAAGCCCTCCTATGGGGCCTTCAATGTCGAGCAGTTCAACCTCTGTCGGCAGGATCTGCTGGAGTATCAGAAGATCGTCATCACCGATTCCGAGCTGCGCGATTGCGACACCGAGGAAGCGGCCCACGACCGGCTGGAGATGCTGCTCAACCTCACGCCCCGCAGCGGGCAGTTCTGGGTTGGCGGCGACCTGGGCTACACCAACGATCCTACCGAGATCATTGTTTTCCAGGAAATGGAGGTCGGCGAGCGGACCCTGCTGAAGATGATCCTGCGCGTGCATCTGGAACACGTTTCCTATCCGCACATCGCCCAGATCTTCGCCCTGCTGGAGCGGTACTACACCCCGGCAGGCATCGGCGTGGACAACGGCGGTAATGGACTGGCCGTGGTGCAGGAACTGCTCACTCTGGACAAATACAGGGGGCTGGAGCTGGAAGGCAGGCTCAAGGGATACGACTTCGGCGGCATGACCCGACTGGCGGTGCGGGACGGCAAGGAAATCAAGAAACGGACCAAGGAGCTGATGACCAGCCTCATCAACGGGGCACTGCAACGCAAGCAGCTCATTTTCCCCTCGGACGACCTGGAGGTGGAAGACCAATTCACCACCCACACCTACACCCTGCGGGACGGCAAGATCATCTATTCCAAGGGCAACGACCACATCATCGACGCGGTACGCTGCGCCATGCTGATCCGGGAGGAAGGCAACCTCGACCCGGTCGGTGAAGAGGTCGTCTCGCTCAAGCCTGTGCTCACCAATCCGATTTTTATCTGAACCAGACAAATCATCATCAGTTGTGAGGAAGTGGCAACGCTTTGTCTGGAGGCATCCTCCGACGCTTTTCACCCCTCTCCGGTAAGTAACCGGCATCAAGCCGGGTTCGGGCCATACGGGCCGGATGTGCGGCTGTCATTGCCGAAACTATCGAGAGGATCACGTGGAAAGCACCGCCCATCAGGACGAACAATCGGAAAGCCTGGACACCACCGGCTTTGTCATCGCGCCACTGGCAGCAGCGGCCGCCCTCGATTCAGCCGCCTTCAGTAAGGTCAACGCCGCCGAGGCGATTCCGGCCACCTGGGAGGAACGCGCCCGCAAGGCCTGGGAATACTACGTCGAGGAGCCGCTGGTGAAGAACTGCGTCAACTCCTGGCGCACCTTCGCCGTGGGCGACGAAATCAAGATCACCAGCGATGACGAGAACCTCAAGGAGCAGGCCTTGGAGGCCGCCTGGCGGCTGAACATCTCGCAATTCATCAAGGACATGGTCCTTCAGCTCCTGGTGAAAGGAGACGCCATCGGCTTCAAGCGTTTCACCCAGTCCGGCCAGGACATCGAGGAGCTGGTCTGCGTCAACCCGGTTTCGGTCAAGGTCAAATACGCCCAGGGCGAGCTGATCGAGGCCCGGCAATTTCCCGAGGACACACCCGGCGGCGGCGACTCCATCCCGCTGCCCGTCGAGCAGGTGGTCCACCTCAAATGGGACGCTCCGGCCTTTTCGCCCCGGGGCAATTCTCTCGTGCTTCCCGCCTTTCAGGCCATCGAACTGCTACGCGACTACCGCCGGGCCGAACAGGCCATCGCCAAGCGCTGGGCCACGCCGTTCCGCCTGCTCAAGGTGGGCGGCGCGTTCGGGCAAAAGATGGTGATGCCGGACCAGCGGATGCTCGAACAGGTTCGCGACATGGTCAACAAGATGGACATGAAAAGTGGCCTGGTGGTGCCGTTCTACGTCAATGTCGAAACTCATGGCACCGACGGCCAGGTTCTCAATGTCGAGGACAAGGTCAAGGAGGTGAAGGAAGACGTCGTGGTGGCCCTGGGACTGTCGCGCTCGCTGGTGACCGGTGATGGCCCGAATTTCGCCACCGCCTCGGTAAGCATGCAGAAGATGATGGTCATGATCCGCGAGATCAAACAGGCCGCACGCAAGCTCCTCGACTGGGTGTTCGACGACTGGATGGAGCTGCGCGGCCAGGGCGACAAAACTCTCCAGTTCATCTTCAACGACCTCGACCCCAGCGACGCGGTCGATTTCAAGAAACTCCTCATCGAACTCTACGACCGCAAGCTCATCAGCCGTTCCAGCCTCCAGCTAAAGATGGACCTGGACCCGGACATCGAGGCCGCCAATCGCGAAACCGAGAGTAAGAAGATCGACCTGATGGACGAAAAGCAGGTGAAGCCCGTGGTGGATATGGTTGTCTCGGGCATCCTGAGTGTGCCTCGCGCCAGAAAGATGCTCGGGATTCCTGCCGAGGACAACGAGACTTCAGCAGAGGCCGCGCTCGTCTGGTCAGGAGATCTGGAATCCACCGGCGATGCGGCCGTGTGCGACGAGTGCAGCCATTTCGACACGGCCACCAACCACTGCCGGGTCCACAACAGCGAGCGCACCTTCGACGCCCCGGCCTGTCGTTTCATCGACCGCCGGGAGCCCCGCTGATGTCATCGGACCTCAAGCAGCGCATCCAGGCGGCTACTCTGAAGAGCCTGACGGCCCGCAACCTCTACAACGACCAGATCACGGCCCAGCTCACCCAGGCGCTGAAACAGGCTGAGGACGAGGTCGCCCGCGCCATCCTCCAGTACCGCTCCCTCGGCTCGCTGCCGGACAACAAGCTCGCCGCCCTCAAGGGGCTGGAAAAGCTCCAGCTCGAACTCGACGACACCATGAAGCGGCTCAAGCGGGAGCAGACCCTGGTTTATCGCAAGACGACCAAGGACTCCTTCAAGCTCGGCATCCAACAGGGAATCGGAGAGTTCGCCGACGCGGCGCTGCCGTTCTATGCCGACTTGAAACCCGAAGGCATCGATAAGCTGGCCACCAAGGTCTTCACCATCGTCGACACCAGTGCCCTCGACTTCATGGCGCAATACAACCTCACGCTCGCCGGTGACGTCCATCGCGAGCTCTCAGACGGCATCAAGCGCACCATCCTGAACGGCATCGCCACGGGCAAGGGAGCCGACGATATCGTCCGGGACATGGGCAAGGTGATCATCGACAAGGATTCCTTCCGCCAGGCCGGAAGCCGGGTGTTCAGCAAGGCCCAGTACCGCATGGAGATGATCGCCCGCACCGAGGTCCTCCGCGCCCACAACATGGGCAGGCTCAAGTTCCACGAGCGGGTCGGCATCCAGAAGCTGGAATGGCTGGCTATGGAAGACGAGCGCATGTGCCCGGTCTGTGGCGGCCTGGACGGCAAGACCTTTCCCATCGACAAGTTCCCCCAGCAACCCGCGCATCCGCATTGCCGCTGCACCAACGTCGTGGCCTGGCCGATGACCGTCTGCGGCAGCGAGATGGTTGCCAAGGCCGCCGCCCAGGCATCGCAGGGGGACGCCTGCATTCTCCCGCCCCACGTGCTGGAAGGCATGGCCGATGCCCAGGCCAAGGAGAACGCCAAGCTCAAGAGCGCCTTTGAAAATGGCGACATCACCGAGCTCGGCTCGTTGACGGTCAAACAGCTCCAGACCCTGGCGAAACAGAACGGCGTGGCCATCGCCCGGACCAAGGCCGATTTCATCAAGCTGCTCGATCTGGCCGAGCCGGGAATCGATCATGGTGACCTGGCCGGAGCGGCGCTCAGCGCCAAGCTCAAGGAACACAAGATCGGCCTGCTGCGGAGCAAGGACGAACTGATCGAGTTGCTCGGACTGAAGCAGGCGGAACTCAAACAGGCCAAGTTGCTCGCCGCTCAGATGGCGAAGATTCCGCCCGCCGAGGGGCTGGAGGGCATGACCGCCCAGCAGCTCAAGGAGATGGCGAAGGAGAACAGCATCTCCCTCAACATGACCAAGCAGGAGACCATCGAGCTGCTCGACAAGCTGGAGCCCGGCGTGGACCACAGCGGACTGATGGGCAAGGAACTCGCGGCAGCCAAGCAGAAGCACGGTATCGGCATTCTCAAGAACAAACAGCAGCTCGTCGAGGCGCTGCAGAAGAAGGCCGGTACCGACATGGCCGAGTCCGTCAAGCAAAAGGCGGTCTCTGACGCCAAGCAGAAGCTGATCCAGAAACAGAAAACGGCCCTCGAAGACGCCGCAAAGGCAGTGGTCGTTCCCGACTCGCCGACCGGCTACAAGGATTTCCTCGACACGATTGCCAAGGCGGAACAGGCGGTTTCCGTCGGCACCGATCTGCCCCAGGAGATGCTCGCGGCCCACAGCAAGGAAATCGCCTTCAAGAAACAGCTCTTCCAGGACCAGATCGGCAAGCTGAAATCGACCGAGCTCAAGACACTCGCTAAGGAGACCAAGGTCCAGTATTGGCAATGGGCCAACAAAGACGAGCTGACCACGCTCTTTACAGAGACCGACCCGGGGAAAATCAAGGCGGTTCAGGCGAGCATCGACGCCAAGCATGCCGCCTGGGCCGAAAAACATGGCGGCAAGAAGAAAGCAGCGCAAGCCAAGCCCATCACTCCGAAAAAGGAGCCGCCGAGTCCGGTAAAGCCGTCCGAGGCCAAGATCGGCAAGAAAGGTGCGGAGTTCTCAGACGCCGATTCTGCATGGCAGCAAAAGGGACTGCCGTCAAAATTCAAGAAATCCGGCAAGGCCGCTGTCGGCGGCGCACATGAAAAGGAGTTCTGGACCGACGAGAACGGCGACAAATGGCTGTTCAAACCCAATGGCCGCAAGGACGATGAGTTCATCGCCTTTGGAGAGGAGGCCGCCTACAAGATCGGCCGTCTGATCGATCCCCACGCCATCGAGGTCCGGACCATCCAGTTGAACGGCCGCATCGGTTCCATCCAGAAATGGCGCACCGATCTGCGGGACGACTTCGATTTCCGCAACATCCTGCCTCAGGATCTGACCACCATCGAACTGGAACAGATCCAGCGCGAGCACGTGGTCGACTGGCTGATCGCCAACCACGACGGGCATTCCAAGCAGTTCATCCGTGCCAGGGACGGTCGCGTCCACGGCATCGACAAAGGCCAGGCTTTCAAGTTCCTGGGACAGGACAAACTCTCGCTCGATTACCACCCCAACGGGGCGTGCGGTGAGGAAGAGCCGTTTTACAACAAGGTCTTCCGGGCGGCCAAGGAAGGGAAGGTGCGGGTCGATCCGAACGCGACGCTTCGCTACATCCACGAAGTCGAAAAGATCGCCGACGAGGATTATCTCGGTCTGCTGCGGCCCTACGCCGAGGGCCGGTTCGCCAAGGACCCGGCCGGGCTGAGGCATTTTTACGATCTGGCCCTGGAACGAAAGCACAATCTCCGGCGGGACTTCGAGGCTTATTACGCCGATGTGCTGGGGGATCGTGGATTCCGTTTCGACAAGCTGACCGCCGCCACCGGCAAGAAAAAGCTGCTCTCCTCCGCCGAGGAAGCCCTGGTCGAGGAAGCCCGCAAACTCGGCTGGCAAGGCAAGACATTGCCCTTCGACAGCGGCGACGTGGAGGATCAGAACGCGCTGATTTTCACCGAAACCTTCAAAGGGAAAAAGCGCACCGTGGTCAAGATGAAGATCCGGCCGGACACCGACCGCCGCATCGACGAGCTGCTGCGCAAGTACGTGCAGACCACTGCCGGAGAAAAGGGGCAACCGCTAAACGAAGACAACTTTTTCGAGACCGTTCTGGACGCCGTCAAGAACGTCAATTTCCACGTCGGTGACGGCAAGTACAACCGGACCAAGATCGACAAGGCCCTGCGCCTGCGCAAGAAACTCGAGGCCCTGCAAAAAAGCGCCGATCCCAAGGTCAAAGAAATGGCGGACCACTATCTGAAATGGGTCAAGGAGATCGAGGAGTCCGTCGATTGGGACCGGGCCACCAACGGTGTTTTCGAGCAGTACCTGCCCAAGCTCGACGCACAGAAACCCAAGGAGAAACCGCCGTTCAAGGTGGAACGCGGCAAGGTGACCCACGCCAAGCGTAAGATCGGTTCCGGCACCATCAGCGTCGAGGCCGACGACGTCGACAACCGGACCCTGTTCAATCACAACTCCCGCATGCAGGACGGGCATCAGTACACCGTGACTTTCGAGGACGGCACCCGAGTCCGCTATCGGCCTTGGACTGACACCAACCTTTACGCCCAGCGCGGCGAGCTGGAAATGATCCTGGATGGCGACACCACCCCCGGACGGGTCGAGGCCATGTTGGAAAAGCTCGAACAGCTCGGGATCGATACCCGGGTGGCCACGGCGGAAAACGCCGAACAGATGTATCTGGAGAAGCTCGCCTACATCCGCAAGACCGACAAGAGCGCCGACTACAAACGGCTGCAGAAATCCCTCGACGACCGCAACGCCACCACCCCCGAGCGGGTCCAGGCCCTGCGCGGCTATTGGCAAAAGGAATTTGGCGTCCAGGACATAACCCAGCTTTCCGGATACAACCCGCTGGGCGAATACCAGGCAGGTTTTCTGGACCGCGACGCCAAGGGCGGGTACCGGCACCAGTTCCGATTCGATATCACCGAGGAAGATCTTGAAAAACAGATGAAAGGCTATTCGCTGGTCCACGACTTGACCAACGGCGAGAGCATGTCCGGCTTCATCGACTCGATCATGGAGAACAACGGAGCCATGGTCAGCACGGTCGAGAAGATGCGCATGGGTGTGGCTCCGGGTGGAATGTCCCCGGTGGCCGACATGCAGACCGGCGGCGCGAGCTACTTTTTCACCCGGATCAAGAAGCAACCGGCCAGCGATGCTTCACCGGCGCTCTACTTCAAGAAACAGATGCTGCGGCGCATGGACGCCATCAGCTACGACCATGACGCCTACGGCAAGGTGATCGACGACTACGTGCAGCGCAACCGGGGGGCCAGCATCGACGACTGGAAGCGGTTCTCGCAACGCCATGGCAACGAGACCATCTTCAAATACTCGGTGACGCTGTTGGACAACATCGAGTTCATCGTGGCCCGCAGCGACAACGAACGCCGGGAGATCATCCAGACTTTCACCCGGCGCGGCATCAAGAAACTATCTGACGGGCGCAAGGTGGAGGACATCGTCCATACCCCGCAAAGCTGGAGCAAACGCAAACAATGACCATGAAGGACTTTATCGAACAGGAGAAAGGGCGGCTGCAGGAAGCGCTGCACTGGTTCAACAGCCGGGGCAGCCGCATGACTGTCAGGGAATCCGGGGATCTCTTTCTGGATACCCTGGTGGGCAGCTTCACCGTCACCCGGATCGGCCCCCATTTCGATTCCGCTGGCAACCACCTGCGCACCGATTTCTGGCTGTTGTGGAAGGCGCTGGGCTACGACGAGGGCTTTCAGCACGCCCACACCGTCAAGGTCGTCGATGTCAGGATCGAAGACACCCTGACGGCCGAACATGACGGCAAGGAGGTCGAAGGCTGGCTGATTGTCGATCTGACCGACGACCTGGGCCGGGTTCACCATGTCGAAATGATCGAGCCCGTTTCCGAACCCGAACTCGCGGCGGACTGGCAAAGATGGATCGCCTACCGGCAGAAAAACGCCGAGAGATTCCGCCGGATCGACGACCAGCTTCTGGCCGAGCATCTCAGAATTGCGGAGGATTGGTCATGAAACTGCGCTACATGATCGACTCGATATTGGTCGACCGGCGAGCCTCCGTTCCAGAATACGTGCCCGTGGGTGTATGGGTTCAGGGGCCGGGTCCCGGCCTGGATGTGGAGATGTACTACCTCGACCGGGGACCGGATGGGCTGGTCGACCGCAAGGACGAGGCCGCCTGGGTGGTCAACCGTCTGGTCGAGGCCGGGGCCACTTCGCTTCCGGCGGATTTTCTCGAATACCACCGGCTGTCCCGCTCTCCCTACGACGGGGTCTTTTCGGAGATTGCCGAGATCGACGAATACCCCTCCCTCGACGCCTGCGGCAAAGCCGTTCTGGCCCGGCTGAACAACGCCATCTGAAATTCGCCGTCACCCTCCGACACATCGCCGACGCTTCCGGTAAGTAACCGCTGAACGCTCCCCGCAGATCGCGGAGAGCCCAGCAAATTAACCGGAGACGTTGATGGAACTGTTCGCCACAGACCTGGAAAGGCTGGCGTTTCTACTGGAGGCCGATGCGGCGCTGACCTGCGATCCTGACGAGCTCGGGACGGAGGCCGCCGATCAGTCCGCTCCTGAAGAGCTTCCTCCCGAGAAGCGCCCCAAGTACATCACCAACTACATCGGTAGTAAGCAGAAACTCGTTGACTGGATCTGGAAGCATACCCCCGAGGGCGTTGGCACCGTGCTCGACGCCTTCTCGGGGTCTGCGGTCGTGGCCTACATGTACAAGACCAAGGGCCTCCAGGTCATCGCCAACGACCGGCTGCGCTACTGCCACCACGCCGCCAAGGCGATTATCGAGAACAACTCGGTTCGCCTGAGCGAGGACGAAATCGAGGCGCTCCTGGCCGACAACGCCAAGGCTGGCAGCTTCGTTCAGGACAATTTCAAGGGGATCTTTTTTGCCAAGGGCGTCCATGCGCTGATCGATACGATCCGCGCCAACTGCGACAAACTCTCCGGCATCAAAAAAGACATCGCCCTGTTTGGCCTGGGCAAGACCTGCATGAGCGGCAAAGGTGGTTTCGGTCATTTTTCATCCTCAACCGACTACGGTCGACGCAAGGACACGCCAGAGGAATTCAAAGACCGTTTGCGCAAGAACCTGCAACGCATCAATGCGCTGGTCTTCGACAACGGCAAGGAGAACAAGGCCCACCGCCAAGACATCAACGATCTGCTGCCCAAGGCCAAGGCGGATCTGGCCTATTTCGACCCGCCTTACGCCACCGAATTTTCCACCACCAATTACGAGCGAGCCTACCACTTCGTGGAGGGGCTCATGACCTATTGGGACGGCCTCGAGATCAAGGCCGACACCAAGGTCAAGTATTACGAGACCGACCACAAGACGGTCACCAAGGGTAATGCCAGCGAGTTTTTCCAGACCTTTCTCGGCAATGCCAAGCACATCCGACACTGGCTGATCTCCTACCGCGATCACGCTTATCCGAATGAGCAGGAGATGAAGAAAATCATCAGTTCATTCGGCAAGCAAAGCCAGATGAAATCGAAAGATCACCATTACGCGATCACCTCCAGGCACGGAGATGCCTCCAACGCCAAGGAACGGCTGTTCGTCTGCATCCCTGGCTCAACAGCCAAAGCGGAGCAAGAGATGAAACCGGTGCCGCTGGCCGCTGCTGCGAATTTCCACACCAGCATCCCCGTGGACATCCGGCTGGGCGACAGCGAACGCCTCACTGCCGAAGCCATGGATGTCGGGGCACCGGGCGACCCCCAGTTCAGTTTCGTGCTCTGCCGTACCGGCACCAACAAGAACGGCGACCACTTCACCGCCGAGGAGTTGTCCGGTCGGCACATGACGGCCGTGAACAAGAAGGTCGATCTGCAGCACTCTCAGGAGTTCAACGACATCGTCGGTGGCGTCGTCGCCGCCGATTATCTGGAAGACGACAACGGCGGCCGGGTCGAATGCGTCGGCGAACTGTACGTCCACGACACACCGGCGGCTCGACTCGCCTACAAGCTGATGAAGCGCGGGATCATCTCCCAGGTTTCCATGGAATGTGATTACCAGGAAGGCGAATGCTCGGTCTGCCACAAGCGCTTTCAAAACAAGGCCGACTACTGCACGCACCTGCGCAAGTTCAAGGGCCGTGATTTCAACGGCCAACCCGTCTTCGAAATACTGCAGGGTGTCACTTTCACGGGACTGGGCCTGCTCGACCGCAAGGGTGCGGACGAGAACGCCCGAATTCTGCAGGTGGCATCGATTCAGAGCCAACCCGACCAATCCCAACCCGAAGGAGATTCCACGATGGAAGACAAAACCAAACCCAACGATGACCCGGCCGCCAAGACTGAATCAGACGCGGCCAAGAAGAAACCGGCCCAGCAGGAAGGCGATCCTGCCCGTGTTTCCGACCTGGAAAAGGAAAACCGGCAGCTCAAGGCCCAGGTGGCCGAGTTGCAGAAACGCGTCCAGGAACTGGAAGCTGAGCAAAAAGCCGCAGCCTGCCGTTCCCGGGCGAAGAAGCTCCTGACCCGTCTGGAGAAGCAGGGACTCTCCTTTGCCTCCGAAGTGGACCGTGACGCCGAACTCAAACGCCTGGCGGAACTGTCCGACGAAGCCTTCACCGCCACCGAGGCGGCCTACGAGCGTCTGCCCAAATCGGCCAAGGAAGAGAAACTCGCAGCCAATGACCAGGGGGACAAGCCCGCCGCCAAGGCATCGACGGAACAACCGCTGCGCAGCGACGCCGGTGTCCGACCCCACGATGTGGACGACCGCAAGGTGTCGCTCGAAGACCGTCTGCGCGACGGGTTCATGGCCGCTTACCGCAACCGTGTCGGCGAGGACTCTCCCGAACACTCGGAAATCAACGCATAAGGAGGAAACACCATGTCATTTATCAATCCGTGTCACCGCAGCCTCGCCTATGGCGACGGCCACATCCAGGGCGACGGCCAGCTCGGCCAGGTAGTCCGCGTGGTCGGCAACGACCTGTTCGCCGTCAACACTGACCCCACCAAACGCTCCTTCGGCATCCTGATCAAGGACTACGCCGGTGGCGAGATGCCCGGCATCTACTGCGACGGCGGCGTTTACGAGACCGATGTCTTCGAAGGGACTATCGTCGCAGGGGATGACCTGAAAGTCTCCGCCAACGGTCGACTGACCAACGGTATCGCTGCGGGAGAACGCCAGGTCGCCCATGCCATCTCCGTACAGAGCGGCATTCTCAAATTCCGCCTGTTCGTCTAATCCAAGGAGCCAACGCACATGAAAACCAATCAGTTGAAGATTCATTCTCAGGAATACATGGAAACCATGGCGCGGCTCATGAGCGAGGCTCTCGAGTCGCCCGAAGGTATGCGGGCATTGGCCGCCGCCATTGCCGCGCCTATCGAACAGGAAATCAAGCGCAAGGAGATCTCCTCGCTGTTGCTCACCAAGCACACGCTGCCCAAGGGCGAACGCCCGGTCTACCAGAAAAAACCGACCGTCAAGGCCCACTGGATCAGCAAGGATGGCGACGCCCAGGAACAGGAGGTGGGCAAGGACGAGGTCGAGTTCCCCACCAACCGCATCCACTCCAATCCGATGGTGGATGTTTCCGTCCTCAAAAATGGCAACATCGGCACGCTGATGGACATCCAGACCAGCGCCGCCGACGCCATTCGTAAGGAGATGGATCGGCGCACCATTTCGGTGCTGTCCTCGGCCATCCCGGCGTCCAACATCATCGAGGTCGCCGGTGACGTGCTCACCGAAGAGGCGCTAAACGAGGCCATCTCGATCATCGAGGACCTGGAGCTGTCGGTGAAGTACATCGTCATGCGCGGCCGCCGGTTCAACGACATGCGCGGTTGGAACCTCGATCCCCAGACCAAGCTCGAGCTGCGCCAGAAGGGTGTCATCAAGAACTACGGCACCGGCGGCATTCTGCTGACCGCCTCCATGCCGTTGGACGAGATCATCATCGTCCCGGATGAAGAGGTCGGCAAGATGCCGGTTCGCGAGAACCTGAAGACGGAGTCCATCGACCAGAAGACCCGCTTCAAAACCGGCTGGCTGGTGTGGTCCGAGATCGGCCAGGGCATTACCCGCCCCGACATCATGGCCAAAATCAAACTGGTTCCGTAATCCGGGAGGTAACGTGACATGAATCGAATCAAGAACATCCGACCCGGTATCCTGGTCATTCCTGATGCCGGGCTGAAACTCAAGCCCGGACAGGTCGTCGAGGTGGAACATTTTACCAAACAAATCCAGGCTGCCCTGAAAAACGGACGCCTGGCCATGGCCGACAAACCGAAGCAGGAACCGGTCGTGAGTCCCGAGCCCGACCAGGACGCGGAACCGGTGGACCTGAGTAAGCTCTCCGCCACCGACGCCATCTCCAAGGTCAACGAGGAGGCCAATCCCGAGACCCTCAAGGGCTACATGGAAACCGAAAAACGCCGCACGGTGATCGACGCGCTCAAGAGCCGTCTGGAGGGCATGCAAGGTGCTGCTGAGTGATCTGATCGCCGACCTGCGGCTCGATCTTTCCGATCCGGGCGCATCTCTCTTCGAGGACCAGACTCTGGATAGATGCGTCCGGAAGGCCGTTTTTCGAGTCGGCCGCGATCTTGACCAAACGCTGACGGTAACGGCCGGAGAGATCATCCCCGATCCCTCCGGAGAGGTTCGGGAGCTCTTGGTGATCATGGCACAGATCCACGCCTGCCAGGTCATGCGGTCGGCCACCGCCAACGCCTTTTCTTTTTCCAGCGGCGACAAGCGGGTGGACAAAACCGGCCAGCCTGGCCATTGGGCCAAGCTCGAGGCCGATCTGCTCGCGGACTACCGCCAGCGGCTCACCGAGTTGCGCCCGGCCACCCAGCTCGACCGGGAAGCCTACATCCTGACTCCGGGCGGCCTCACGCCGGTCATCTACGAACAAGGGATCGACCTCGATGTTGTTGAATGACCGGGAACGCGCAGAAGCCGTGGCCGACGTCGCCCGGCTGATCCTCTCCTCGGGTCAGACCGCACGCATCCTGCGCGTAGTCCCCGGCGACCGGCTCTACGGCACCGACGACGCAGAATACGCGGAGATCTCTGTCATCCCCCTCGAACTGAACGAAACCCCGCCGGAGGAGCTGAGCGGCAAAATCGACGCGCTCGCCTGCGTCCTTCCCGATGCCGACGTCCAGGGTGAAGACCGCCTGGCCACCGGCAGGGAAACCTATCGCATACAGAGCGTGGAAGAAGAACACTTCTTCGGGACCGTCACTCACAAGAACCTGCAACTGGTGAAGCTCAATGGGCGTTAGGCGGACCGGTGATTGGGACAAGGCCCGCACCAAGCTGACCACCGGCATGGGGCCGCGCCTGGCCACGGCTCTGCGTCAAGCCACGATCCGCAACGCCCTTTTTCTGGTGCGTGAGATCCAGCGGGGGATTCGCTCCCAGGCCCCGGGAGGACAGGCTTTCGTGAAACTCGCCGAAAGCACCATCGAGCGCAAAGGCTCCAGCAAGGCGCTCATCGACACCGGCTTTCTCGTCAACGCCATCACCCAGAAGATCATGGCCGACAAGGCGTTCGTCGGCCTGCTGCGCGGCACCGTCAACAAGGACGGGGAAGACATGGTGAACATCGGTGCCGTCATGGAGTACGGGGCCACCATCAAACATCCGAACGGCGCGACCATCATCATCCCCGCCAGACCCTTTCTGCATCCGGTGATGGAGAAGTACCGCGAGCAGATCCTCCAGAACTATCGCGAGGCGATCCGCTCCGCGCTTTGAGCCTCCGACACATCGCCAGCGCTTCCGGTAAGTAACCAGGCAGAAAACGGAGGCGTCCCTTGAGCACGATACAGACCGTCACAGAAACACTGATCCGCCTGGCCAAGCAGGTCATCCACCCGGACACCGTGCTGGTGTTCCCGGATGACCTGTTCGAGGTCCAGCGCACCCCCAGCGTCATCCTCCAGGGGCCGAAGCTGACGGAAGACCGTTTTCGCCGCAGCCAGAGCCGCCTGTTCGAGAAGAATGTCGCGGAGCTGAGTTTCGAGGAGTGTCGATTTCCCCGGCTCTATCACCTCGATTTCGATCTGGTGGTGACCGTGGGCCGGGAGTCTGAGCTGCTGGAGTTTCACGAGTCGGTGTCGCGGTTTATCCAACTCCACCCGGTGATCGTCATCGCCGACCAGGGCAGCCTGAACCTCACGGAACTGGTTCCTCTGGGCGGTCTGGCCCGGGTGAACCTCTCCAATCTCCGGCAGAGCTCCGGACGCATCCGCATCGAATCCTGCCCGGTGTACGACGGCGACCTGCGCGACGGTCAGCTGATCCGGGATCGGACCTTCCAGTTTCACGGCGACGTGACAGAACAACGAACCATTCAACCGTAAAGGAGAACAACCGTGATCGAAATCAGAAATCTGCAGTTTCAACCCCTGACGTTCAACCTCTCTGGCCAGGGAACCGTCCACCTCGGACCGCGAGAGCGCAAGAGCATCGCCCGCAAGGACCTCTCCGCCGAGATCCGGACAGCCGGAAAACGCGGCCTGGTGCGTCTCACCGACCTGACCGGCGGCGCAACCCTGGAACCGGAAACGCTCACGGCGACCGAGGACGCCGGAACCGATGAGGCCAAGACCACCAGCAAGCGGAGGAAATAACCATGCCGACCTATCTATCGCCCGGGATTTACACCCGGGAAACGGACTTCAGTTTCTATGTGAAGCAGATCTCTACCTCGTCGGCCGCCATGGTCGGTGTGCCCGAGAAAGGCCCCATCAACAAGCCCGTGCTGGTGACGAGCTGGGAGCAGTTCATCAACCGTTTCGGCTCCTACATCAACGAAAGCTATCTGGCCTACGCCGCCCGGGCGTTTTTCGATAACGGCGGCTCGGTTCTCTATGTCAACCGCATCGCCCATCTCACCGATCCCACCGACCGGGACACGCTGACGGCGCTCAAGTCTTCCATCGTCCTGCAGAATCGGGAGGCGACGCCCGCCGACGCTCTGCGGATCGAAGCCGTGAACGAAGGCGTCTGGGGCGACCGGCTCTCCGTCTCCATCGAGGACGGCTCCCTTAATCCGGCCAACCATTTCAACCTGGTGGTCCGGCACAAAGGTGATGTGGTCGAGGTGTTCAAGGATCTGAGCATGGACGAAACCCAGCCCAACCATGTGGAGCTGGCGATCAACGACCGCTCGGATTTCATCCTGGTGCAGGATCTGGCCGCCACGTCGGGAACGCCCGGCGACCGTCCGGCATTGGGCGTGTTCACGCTCACCGGCGGCGACAACGGGCTGACCGATCTGACCGATGCAGACTTCATCGGCGATCCCTCGCAGCATACCGGCCTCTATGGCTTTGACGAGATCGACGCCCTGAACCTGCTGATGGTCCCCGGCGTCACTACGGTGCCGGTGATCAACGCCGGAATCGCCTATGCCGAGGGGCGCAAGGATCTGCTGTTCATCGCCGACACGCCCATGCACCTGGAGCCGCTCGAAGCGGTCGACTTTCGCAAGGGCCAAGGGATGTACAGCCACGCGGCCTTCAACTCCTCCTACGCGGCGCTCTACTACCCATGGCTGGAGATCAGCGATCCGGTCAACTCGCGCAAGAAGCTGGTGCCGCCCTGCGGCGCGGTGGCGGGATGCATCGCCCGCAGCGACCAGAAGACCAACGTCTGGAACGCGCCCGCCGGTATCGAGCGGGGCCGCATCTTCAACACGCTCTCCCTGGCCTACAAGACCAGCCGTGGCGAGCGCGATGTGCTCTATCCGGAAGGGGTTAACGTCATCGCCGTGTTCCCCGACACTGGCATCAACATCTGGGGGCAGAAGACACTGCAAAGCCAGCCCTCGGCCGTGGACCGCATCAATGTCCGCCGCCTGATGATGTTCATGGAGGAAGCGATCTCGGAATCATCCCGCTTCGTGGTGTTCGAACCGAACCATCCCCAGACCTGGCGTGCCCTCGGCCGCCTGATCAACCCCTTCCTGCAGGACATCAAGGACAAAGGCGGTCTCTACGACTTTGCCTTCCAGTGCGACGAGGAGACCAACACCCCGGCAGTCATCGACCGCAACGAAATGGTGGCCCGCGTGTTCGTCAAGCCGACCAAGACGGCGGAGTTCATCGAGCTGAACTTCATCCTGACCAGCACCGGCGCTGACTTCAAAGAAATTATCTAACGGGAGAACACGGCTATGAGAAGCGGAAACATGCCCAAGAGCCTTTACCAGAACTGGCAGTTCGCCATCGAGGTAAA